TCAAACATCCTTCGTATTTTGGCGACTGATTAATAATTTTTCTACCTGTGTTTTCAAAGCTATATTAGCGTAGCGTAGTACAACATCATTCCCTGCTGTAGCTATATGCACGTCACTAAAATACTCGTCTATCTTTTCTACTTTTACTAATCTTATTTTGTCTTTTGCCAATAACCTTTTTGAATTGTAGTAATCTTGGGTTATGTCTTTTAATAACTTATCAAGGATTGATAAATAAACTTTACTCATTTTCAAATTTTCAATTACTGGAAAGTCACGTTGCAATGATTGAACTGCCATTTCTAGAATTAAAAATTTATGAAAAAGTTTCCTCTGTTCAGGTTTCAGCATACAACTGAACGCTCCTTATGGTGGATGGGAACAACTGCTAATACACTATCAATCATAAATGTGCGCTTGGCTCGCCTTGTAAAACAATACGCCTGAAACGAATCACCAACAATTTTAATAATCTTGATACGTCTTTGTGACACTGTGCCGTCCTTAGCCATATACATCATGTTCAAATATTGGTTGCGCTGCATAGCTTTTATTAGTTGCTCTTTCATCATTCCACACCTCTCAATAGGAACATTCGTTTGTATTATTCTAGAACAAACGTTTGTATTTTAACAAGTATTAATTTATGGAAATAAAAAAAGCCCATTACCAATTAAGGTAACAGGCTTCTTCTATCAAGCTCTACGTTGTTCAATGATAATTTTCAAACCTTCAAAATCACCATTTGTCATAGTGCCATTATCAAATTTTTCAAGCCATGACTTATCAATCAACTCTTTGTCTACAGCTTGTTGAATATAATCACGTACTGCTACTTTTGCGGTTGTATTTGTGAATTTCATAGTATCATCATCCTTTACAATTTGTTTTGGTGTCTCATCCTTCTCAACTACATTGGTAAACCAAGATAACGGTTTATTACCATTTAAAACATTTAGATCAACACTCCCCTTGATCCCTTGCACATTCCCTTTATCTGTGTATTGCCATAAGTCACAAGGATAGTCAGGTTTCTTTCCTAGCGCGCTTGTACCGCTATAACGTGGAATCCATAAAAAATCATAGTTTTTTACAGTGTCCATCTTGTATGGCTTGTAAAAATGGTGTCCTGTATATAATCCGACTTTAACGCCTTTTATTTTCAAATAATCAATAAACGCTTGTGTACCTTTCACTATATTTTCTATACTCGCTCCGAAACTTTCTTCAACATCTACAACATAAAATAATGGCTTGTACCCTTGTGCTCTGTTATAAAAATCTTTAGCTTGCGTTAATGCCTCCGCTTCATTTCGGAAAGTCACATAAATGTATACTCCAAATGGCACTTTATACTTTTTACATTCGTCAATATTTCTTATATATTTACGGTCTATTGTATTTGTACCATATTGAGTACGAATAATAGCCAAGTCTACTTCTTTACTTGCTTTAGACCAATCAATCTCACCTTGATGGTGCGAAATGTCTATGATCTTACTCATTTAACATCATCCTTTCTTGGTGCTTCATATTTCAAAGCTTGTTCACTATCATTTAGCCCTGTTGTTGTAGGATCACTGACTACACCAAATAAAACTAATAATGCAAGCACAGTGTTAAAAATATCTGTTACTTGCTCATTGTAAATCGTAGTATCAAAACCAAATAAAGCCGCAATCTGTTGAATTAATAACAACAATAATGAAAATGCTCCCACTAAAAATGGCTTATGATGTAAACGTACTTTCCAGTTAATTTTCATATTGAACACTCTCCCCTGTATTTCTTTGAATACCTGCTACTTTTTCTAAGACAACAATTCGTACTTCATGATTATTGACTCGTTGCGCTGAGTCCTTTGCCGTCTCGTCAACTTCGTTTAAATGTTGGTTTAATCTTTCTATACCATTAGTTAAACTAAGTAGCGTTTTATTCAAATTGTTTGTAATACGCCAAATAAATAAAAGACCTGCAATTAATGCTGATACAATCGGCAACCAACTATTGATTGTTTCCACCATATTCTCACCTTCACTTCTCCAATATAAAAGCCCTCCACAATTAATCTGTGGAAGGCGTCTTTTGATTCAAATTTTCATATATTAATCTTTCAGATAATAATCTCTCGTTTCTAGTCGACCATGTTGCAAATGTGCCGTTACGTAGTAATCTCCTACATTTATAATAAGGAACACCTTTATTATCTACTATTTCCCACGTCCCATTATCTACTTTTAAAGTAGCTCTTTCAACCGTAAATTTAAATCCAACTTTTAAAATCGGATGCATTTGTTTAACACGTTCTGACCATCCTGTTGAAGCGTAATAATCTTTAGAAGCACTCATTTAATACCCCCATTACCTTTTATTAATTTTAACATATCAGTGGAGGTAGCAAAGAATAAAATCCCAAGCGCTTGGGATTTTAGGCATAAAAAATAACGCTAGCTTACGCTGCGTTTATCTGATCCGACACAACCTCTTTTAGATTGCTGATATTCGGAACTTGTTCTAATTCGTAAGTACCCTTTTTAACTAACCCAACCCATACAATAACTAACCCACTAAGTACATTGAACATTAAGTATTACCCCCTACTAATAAAGATAATTCTGCAACAGCCTGTGTTAGTGCATCTATTTGTTCTTGTGCCATTTGTGTCTCTGACTTTGGCATAGCTTTCAACACAACTTCATGAGGTGTTACTGATACATTAATTTTTATAACCTGTTGGTCTATTGGAACATCCGCCCATAAGAATGGTACACCTATAGGCTCTCGCGGTTCTGGTGTTCCTCCCATTACTGAAATTATAAAACCTTCTTCATCATGAATAATTAATTGTTTCATAAAAATAAAAACCTCCTAGCCTATTAATATATATTTATATTCACCTACATCAAACTGGTAATTATCTTTAAGGAACGTGACAGTGAATCCATAGTTAAAATTTCTATAACCATAACCTTCATTAATATTACCAGCTCGAACATTAAGACTTAATGATGGTATCCAACATTCAGGTGTAGTATGAATCAATGCACTAAGTCTACTCGCATATAAAATAGCCATCTTTGGATTGAATGAAATACCGCTAATAGTAACCATCACATATCTATTATTATCAGCATAAGTTGCAGTCGTTGTACCAGTAGCTATTTTTGCAGGGTCAACGTTACCTAACACACCAAAAATGCTTTTGTCTTTAATAATATTAGAAGGAATTAAATTAACATCACCCACAACAAACCCAGTACCATCATGTAACCCTTTAAGAATGGTCTGATTTGTTGTTGAGGGTGTAATAATTTGTTTCCCTATTTCCACCTCGCTTTCACCCTGTAAGATAAAAGCCCCCTTCGCCGTGCTATAGCGAAAGCTGTAAATTGCATCTTTCTTTAGGTTTGTAACAGAAAAACCTTTCGAATTTAAGATGTTTTTCCCACCTAGACCGTTGACATTGATTGCCGCATTACCCGCTATTTGATCGGCATTGAGTCTCAAAACTAGCCCCATACCGTCAACATATTGAGTTGGTGCAGGGGACAATGTGACAAAATAAGTAGGGCTAGTAAAAGTAGTCACCCCATAGCCCGGATGCTTCACATAATCGACCTCTTGCTCTGATTCATCGACTTTAACATCAATGCGTTTTATTTCTACATCAATTTTTTCAAATGTTTGTGCTATTGTTTCAATCTTTGCGTAATCGCTACGCTCAGGCACAGGGAAGTTATAATTAGCTGTCTCTCTCATTAAATCAACTCCTCATTTAAAATTTCATCCCATGTAAGATGCTCAATTTCTTCCCATTTACGGGTTTCTAATGCCATCCACGTATTGAAAATAAAAGTATATATGAACATCAAATGCGCTGGAACAGTAGTCGAAATTACTTGTTGTAATCCTTCCATATTGTCAGGCACCCCCAGACGTCCCACAAATTTTATTTCAAATACTCCATGTGTATTTGTATTATTAATTTCAACTTCTCCATTACTAAAAGCACTAGCAACACTTTTAATCGTTTCTTCTGTTGTTTGTTCAAAAGAGGCTCTGTAATTTGCTGTGATTAATTCTCTCTGTTGCTTGACACTAACTGCACTCCCTAACGTTATTCCTAAATCCTTAGCATGTGTTTGCAAAGCTTTTACTGCTGTATCAATGAACATTTCATCATAGTTATTTATATTTTGTTGATCTAAACTTTCTAGTTCTTTAGCAGCCGCAAACAGTATTTGATTAATCAATTTACTTCTACGCTCATACTCAGGTAGTGATTTAACTAACTCCTCAATCAAATTAATGTCACCGTCCCTAAAGTCGGAATATTTGTATCTGGAATTTCTATGTTGCTTGTCCCTTCATTGAGTCTTAAATCCACGTAATCAACTATTCCTTCTGTTTCTAAAATAATTTTTCCGATTTGAGCGCGCGAAACATATTCTGATTCAAAAGCTAATGATTTCAAATATCTTTTTATATTAGCCTTTAATGCTATTTTTACATCTTCATTTATCAGTCCCTCTTGTACCGTAATATCAACTCTTACATTGATTTCAAGGCTTGTAGCACCTGTTACAGTAACTATTGCACCAAAGGGACGTTCGCTTTCAATATGCTCTAAAACATCATTTATAAGCTGCTCAGAAGGTATTTCGATATTTGCATCAACAATTACTACTTTAATCGTTAATGGACCATCCCAAAGAGGATAAACTTTAACCTTTCCAACCCCTATAACTTCCTTAGCCCATTCTTCATAGTGATATTTATTACCTGCCTTACCTGGTCGCTGTAGCTTATCATAATACCGTTTACGTAAATCCTCATCCGACTCTGCTGCATACCCATTTGTCACTGCATTTTCATTTATTACACTCGTAACTCCTGCAATGGTTACAGGAAAACTTTTAATCGCTCCTACAGGTACGTTCCCTATTGGTCCAGATAACTGACACATTACTTCTACATAGCCTTCCCCATTAACATTAAGAACACTGGCTTCTTTTGTTTCGTAAAATATCTCATCAGCCGCTAAAAGTGCTTTTTCTGAAACAGTTTGATTTGCATTGCCGAATAATTTTACAAAAGTAGTGGCAAAAGTGGCTTCTTTTCGGGTAATTCCTGCACGTTGAAAAACAAAACGTGTCAATTCTTCACCAGTTAAATTGTCTACATTTAGTTTATCAATTGTCTCGTTTGACTTTTCTGACTGTCCGTTTACCACGTTCGCTATTGACCTTGTTACATCATAAGTAAATCCACCATTTGATTTATCAAAAGTATCGTTAATTGTATTGAGCATATTTTCGTGTATGGCATTTATACTCATGTATTCACCTCTAATACCTCATCATCATAAGTACTATTTACTGTCAAATTAGCAATAAGCCTACTTCCTTCTACTTCAAACGAAAAATCCACAACACTAGTGATAAAAGGATTTCTTAACAAAGCTTCTGTAATTTCTCGCTCAATCTCTGCTTTCACGAAATCAGTAGGAAGTACACTACCTATTAAATCATCTATTTGTGGACCATATTCCAGATTACTGTGTACAATTGCACGATATTTAACTGTTCGAATACATTTCTCTATCCAAGCTTTTAACGCCTCTTTCCCTTCTAATAAGACAGGTGCTCCATTCTTATACACGAAATCGCCTGTTTCAAAATCAAATAAAAAAGCTTTGCCATCAAAGATATTTAAACCTTCATCAGCAAGCTCACCATCAATAATATATTCTAAATCATCATCTGGAAACACGATTACACCACCTTATCAATTGCAGCATATTTTCCGTTATCAGAAATCATAAGAACCTTGTCATCAATTTTTAATTCTCCTGATTGGATGAGTGTTTTAATAGTTTTGGTCACAATCAACTCATCTCCTTCATCTACACTTATTTCAGCTCCATCCGCAACCTTTAAAGGTGCTGTTTGAAGCACTTTACCAACAACAATAAATTCACTTTTTACATTTTCGCGTTCTTTAAACATCATTGCTATTTCGGTAATTCCATCAGCCAACGAACTCACCCACTTCAATACTAACTATATGAGTTCCAGCGTTTACAGAGTGGCTTGCTGATTTAATATAATACTTGCCTACAATACCTGTAGTATTTTCTTTTAACGCAATAACTCGATTAGCTTGGATATTAATACTCCCTAGCAAACTTAAAGATGCTGTGATTTCAATTTTATTTAAACTTTTTAATAGTTCTTGGGCAATTTTTTTAGCTTTGGACTTTTCCTTATCATCAATCTGCTCAACCTTTGTAAGAAGACCAAATTTCTTTATTGCATTTTTATCTTCAAGAGAAATAAATGATTTAATGCTTTCTCCATCACTATTTGTAACTATGACTCTAGTTTTCATATTCTTCATTGATTCAGTTACAGACGGATTCATGATTACATTAAAATATTTCTTTATTTCATAAAATCCCCGCTTTGCAACAACAAACGTTTTATCCTGCATCTCAAAAAAATATTTAGCTCCACTAACTTTTGAGCATTGTTCTAAAATATCCTTTATAATTTCACTAACCTTTACACCTTTATATATTTTTTTAATTTTATAAGGCAACTTAGTAATTTTCCTTGAAGAAATGCCATACTTATCAAGTAACTGTTCAATGGCTTTGTCTGCTTGTATATTCTTAAATTGAATAATAGCTTCATTTTCATTTAAATAAAAAGCATTATCAAAACATGTTACTTTACGTGGATTCTTACCATCTTTTTGAATATCAATAATCCGTCCCCAAAAGAAACGAGTCTTGTCTTTAAATATTTGAATCACATCACCCACATTGGCAATTTCTTTCCCTCTATAAACGACATCAAATGATGCTTCCATCCCTAATGTATCCTCAGAAGTACCAAAAGTCAGATTTCCTACATACTCAGAAATTGATTTATTTTTCAATCTAACTTCGAATGCCATATCAAATCCCTCTCAATACTATGTGTTCTTGAAGCACTAAGGTGTAAGTATAGTCACTCACTTTGTCTAGCCCTTTTGCAAATTCAATGATCTTTACTCCATGATTGACTAGTGTTCTACCATCCTTAGCAGTAACAACTAGTCGTAGGGCTGTTTTTTGGTCTTGCCACCAATTTAATATCTCTACAATCCTACGACCTGACGTTTTGTCTTTTTGAAAGCTGTATTTCTTTCCAGCAATACGCCCATTGTCTGGAAAGAATGATTTTATATTTAATTTTCTCAATTCATGATTTTCCATCATATCAATATCTTGCTTTAGTGTTGATAGCACACTTGATTTTGTAGAACGGGACCATTCCATATCTACAGGGATTATAGGAAACGTTACCACTAACTTACGATCCAAAGTGCTTAAAGTAATATTCACACGTATCCCCCTTACATGTTTGCTAACTGCAACTTTATTAAATAAACAATTTCATTTGCTATTTCAGCAGTTGTTTTATTCATACCCTGAACGATTACATCACCAAATTGAATTAAGTTGCCTTTACTTTCTCCTAAAGTAGTTGTAGAGGTCACATTAACATTCGATGTGCCACTTTGATTTCCTGTTATCAACTTATCTATATTGTCAATTGTACCTCCAGCAGCACGAACTCTAGCTGCCTGCCTTGCAGGTATAATCATCTCGTCCTTATGAATATTTGCAACTTGATCGGAACTCACTTTATTAGTACCAACATCAAAACTCGCTAGACCTTTTACTTTGGACACTGCTCCAGAAAGAGCACTACCAACACTCGATACCCATTTTGGTAGTTTAAAATTGGATATAGCACTTTTAAATCTATCAAAAGCAGCTTTGATTTTATCAAAATTTTTATATAATTTTACAGCAGCCGCTATTATCATTCCGAATGGACCTGCGACAATTGCAGCAAATGGATTTTCCTTTATTTTTGACCATAGTTGACCTGCTTTCTCTTTCACAGTATCCCAATTTCGATATAACAGTACCCCTATAGCCACCGCTGCTGCAATGCCTGCAACAATTAATCCGAACGGGTTAGCATTAGCAGCGATATTAAACGCCCATTGTGCCACCGTTCCCGCTTTTACTGCTGCTGTAAATCCAGTCATGAATTTAGTCACAGTGCTAACAATAGTCAAAGTTACCATTCCTGCCTTAAATGTACCAAGAGCTATGGTAATACCCATCACCGTTTCTTTAATCGGTCCCCAATTTTCTCTAATCGTATTACCAAACTCGAATGCTTTCTCCACGATACTCTGTATTTTCGGCACTAATTCATCAGCTTTTTGAGCTATACCATTTAAAAATTCTTGGGCACCTGCACCATTTACAACATCAGCAATTCCGAGTTGTAAGTCACGCCAAGATTGTATCATTTTAGATTGAAAATTATTGTGCAATGCATCGGCTGCCCTACCTGTAGCTCCTTCAAATCCTTGAACAGCCGATAAAGAATCGGACATTGACAAAACCACATCTTCCCGCAAATCTTCCCACATGGTTCCAAAAAGAGCCACACCTGCTGCGTTTTGTTCTACTGGATTTTTCATAGCTGCCAAACCTGCGATAGTTGCAGCAAAAGCATTGTTTGCTGTTTCTCCACCTGCAATGAATTTATTCGCCATTTCATCAGCATTCAAACCTATAGCCTTAAACCCTTCTGTGGTGCCTTTAGAACCGTCTATTGCGCGAATACCAAACTCCTTAACGGCATCCCCTACTTTATCCATATTCCATGCACCTTTTTCAGCACCTTTTATAAGAATGCCTGTAAACTCTTCTGCGCTCAATCCAAGCTTACTAAAATGAACACTATATTCATTGAAAGTATCGAGTAAATCATCAGAGTAATCGCCTGTTTTCTGGAAAGCATGAGTCATTAAATCCAAAGCTTTCGTTTCACTTAGCCCTTTGAAATTGCTAGTCATGGATTGTACAGTTTTCCCAACTTGTTTCACTTCTGCGTCCCATGTTTTCGCAATTGTAGAAGCCCCTTTTGCTACTTCTGTTAGTTGATCGTTTTTTAAGTTTGAAAACATAGCTCCTAATGTCGATACATCATCAGCTACTTGGCTAATATCCTCACCAAATCCAGCTTTAAACACATCCTTAGCTACATTCTCCAAACCTTTTAATTTAGCTCCTGTGGCGCCTGTACGCGCCTCTAATCGACTAAATGCACTATCTGTATCAACAATTGATTTAGCTACACCTGCACCAAGAGCAGCAATTCCCGCTGTACCTAAAGCTGTTGCACCTGCTCCAACCGCTTTAAAAGCCCTTACCGCTGACCTACTAAAGTTTTCAACTTTATTTTGTGTCATGTTTACGTATCGACCAAAATCATTTGCTTGCGCGTTTGCTCTCCTTAAACCAGAGCTAAAGTTTTCATCCTTAAACCTTAAAATTGCCGAGATGACACGCTTTGCCACTGTATCACCTTCCTATATTTGCACCGAAAGAACAGGTAATGCACCACCACTATTTTTTAGTATCTGTTCTTGCAATTGCATTCTTTTATTCTCCTTATCAAGTTCTATATCCATACTTGCTGTCATGAATTTTTTTGAGTAAAAGCCTAAATCAAACAAGTATTCTAATTCGTAACCTTTTTGTAAATAGTGATGATAAAAGTACAATTCATCATCACTATTAATTAGTTTTTTAGGTCTTCCACCAAACTCACTGTACCTTTTCGGAAACCTGTTAAATCAATCGCAACATCCACAATATCAAGCATCTCTCCATCTGAAAAAATCTTCTCAACAATATCAGTGGGTTCATTACATTCAAAAGCTGTTTGTAATTCTTTATCTCTTAAATTCGGTTCTCTTACAATCGAGTAAACTAAATTGAAGCCTGCTGCTTCGGCTTCCTTTTCTGTTACATCTTTTTTATTAGTAATCTCTAAGAAATCAGTAACATCTCCTTTAGTCACTTCAATTTCTATACTTGCGTTCAAGCGTTTAATAAATAATTTTTTCTTGATTGTTGCATCATCCATTTTGTACTTAGCTTTTTGTTTGATTAGTTCTTCTACTGATAATAAATTTCCCATTTCGTATCCCTCCAAAATTTAATTAAATATTAAAAAGACACGACTATAATCGTGTCTCCTGTTTTTTAAGCTGCCATCACTTCTGATTTAATTGATTCTAAAATATCAAAATCTGCAAATTCAAAGCCCATTTCTTCTTGAAGCAAAGCTCTTTGTTCAATTTTTGAAAGTAGAAATTCATTGAATGTTACACCTGATACACTTGTACGTTCTACACCATATGCATCAGGATCAGCAAGCCTTGTTGTGATCTCAATATCAGGCATTTTTCCCGCCTTTACTGATTTAGCTAAAAGATTAGCTCCACGGCTAAACATTTTCTTTAAAACAAGATTTCCTTCTCCTACCCAACCCATGAACTTACGGTGTTTCCCAGTGTCCTCTGGAAAATAGACATCTTCATACTCAATAGTAACTTTCAATTCAATACTTTCTAAATCAAAGAGCTTTTCACCATTGATCCAGACTGCTCCATGAGTTCCGTTGATAACTCTTCCCGCCTTTTTCGTAGCCATTTATCTCACCGTCCTTTATTATGCTGAAAAGATGTTAAAGTCTAAATCTTCAACAGCATCGACTATTTTTACATTACCTGCTAAAAAGATACTTGAACCGAATGACATTTCACGTACCTTTGTGTCATCCCACGCATTTGTATCAGTACCAATACTTTGCCAAGCTAAACGCTGCGTTTCAACATCAATCTCAGCAGTATTTTCATACTTGTTGTCTAAAATGTTTTCTGCTGCCAAACCTTTGAAATATGTCTTCACACTAATAATATAAAGGATTTGATTATCTGTTATGTTGGGTAGTTTACCTACATAATGATCGTTGAAAGTATCCCTAATATCATCAGTAATCATATCCATGACCTCGACAATTTTAATTTTCTTCCAATCTTCCTTCATTTCAGTTGTGACAGTTGTTAAAGAGTTTACTCCTCGACCTATTTTGATTTTCTCGCCATCATTAATAAGAATTAATTGCCCTGCATCTATATCAGCATTCGGATTTTCATGTTCAATGATCTCATCGACTTCTGGCAACACATAATAAGTGGATGATCGAGTAAATGGTAATCCTGCTAATATTCCAGCAATACGTGTTGTAAATTGCTGTGCAGTATACTCTTTTTCACCCACTTTGATTCCACCAGTTGTGAAGTTAATAATACTTTTGTTATCCGCTTGTTGATTAGCTACTACCGCTTTGAACGTTTTCTTATCTTCTGCACGTTTAGATTTAATCCATGTTGTTAAAGTTGTAGTTTCTTCAACTGTAGCACTCGGAATAGCTACATAATTAAATTTGATACTTCCTAATTTTTTTAGGGTATCTGTAATTAAATCTTCGCTACCGATTCGTAAAATCACAATTTGAGAAGGTGTACCAAGTAAAGCCATTCTAATGTAATCGTAATTATCTGTAGTCCAATCCGTTACTTTCACATCATCAATTGATTTAATATTTATTCTTGTATCTAAGTAGTTTGATGTTTCATCACGTAAAATAAGCGCTACGATACCCATAGCGCTCCTTTCAATCGCATTCATAGATTTTGATTTGAATGCTACATTTATTTCTGGCAAACCCATCTATTTAACCCCACTCTCCGTTATAAACTAATGTTTCTATCATTGGCAATTCCTCTTCTTCAACCTCTTGATAAAATAATGTGTTAAATTCATGAACTAAAATTCCATCTGTCACAACAGCATTAGGCTCATTTACATTAAACGCTCGATCAGCAACGTATACTTTATTTCCATACGTTTGAGCAAGTAAAAACTGCATTGTTAGCACATCAATAGATTTTTCGTTATCTTTCAAATCAGGAAAATAAAAGGTTCGTACCGTTAAACTCATTTCAATTTGACACTCTAGTGTTACTATCTTTACATCATCAAGCTCTACTGTCATAGATGGACGAGTAAATCCTTTTGAAACATCTTGTGCCTTTAATGGAACAGAAGGGATTTTTTCAAGCAATAAATTATTTACTGCCAACTTAATATCGAAAGGTGTAATCACAGCTTATTATCCGCCAACAATCCATCTAGCCACTCTGATAACATTTCCTCAGCTACATCACTTGCTTCAAATTCTTGCATCCCTTTGTCTAACACCTTTTTTCCATGTACAAACCGCCCTAAGTCCTCACCTGTTTCCGATACCATTCTGTGCCCATACTCAATTAAATGGGCATGTGGTGATGAGTTAAAAACACGAACAATAAACGCACCGTCATTGCCGACAAATACCTTTCCTCGTTTCCAAGACTTGTGATAATTCCCTGAAATCTTTTTAACATCTTTCCTTGCTCTTTTCGCTACTACCGTCCTTGCTTTACTGCCAACTTTCCGCATAATTTTAGGCATTTCTTTTTGAGCATTTTTAGATGTGCGTAACAGATCATTTTGTAAATCGGTTAATCCTGAAAGCTGCATTAAACAAGCACCTCCTGCACAAAAATTTCAAGTTTTTCATTTCCGAAATAAGGATTTAAAATATATTTAATTTCAAAAATATGACCTTGAAAATGTATTTGCATTTCTTTCGTAATGTCCTTCCCTGCACTATACCTAACTAAAATTTTATGTGTAACGTTAGTTAGAATGGTATCAGCTTGTTGACGTTGTAATGATCCTGTTTGGGGAATAATTTCAGCAAAAACAGATTTAATTTTCCCAAACTTTACAGCTTCCTCATTTAAAGCATTTAAATATTTCATGTTGCCGTGAATTTCAATTCGTTTATCCCCCATTCTCATCACCCTTATAACTACTAAGCAACGACAAATGTATTAGCATTTCTTTAAAAATACTTGCAAATTTATCATGCTTATCATCATAGCCAAAATTTGATTTGCAATAGGAAATACAAGCCTTACGAATTAACGGATCATCGTCATTAATCTTTGAAATACTAACGCCAGCTTCTTCAATTAATTTTTTAGCCTCAACAATCATATCTTTTATTTCGCCATCATGATCCTCACCATCAATACGCATAGCAAACTTGATTTTATTTAATAAATCCCCATCCATTAATTAGTCACTCTCTTTCTTTCGAGGTGCACGTTTAGGAGTAACTTTATGAGAGGTTGTTATTTTGATAAAACCGTTATCAGCTAAAAAAGAAACACGTTCTTCATCATCTGATGTGAACGTGCTTCCCTCGTTGTATCCTTTTTCAGTTTCATTATCAGTAAAAGCTCTAACTACTTTATAACTTGCCAATTAAAGTCCTCCTTTCTTTTACACTCCCGCTGCCTTTTTCACACGCAAGAACCCATTATTCGCGACTACGTTTCCACCAACAAATACAGAACCACGGTGTGCAATGATACCTTGCTTAAATTTATAATCTGCTGAACGCTGCATATCTGTTTCAGAAAATGTTGTTAATTCATAGTTTGATAATGGACCATAAGCCATTAAATAATCACCTGCTTGTCCATTCTTCAAATTTTTACAAGCACTATTAATAATATATGGCACATTATTAATAGTACCGACATTACCCTTTGGTTTTACTTCATACACTTTTTGTCCCTTGTCATCACGTAACATAGCAAATGATTTCAAATCATCTTTATTTAAAATTAAAACAGCAAGGTCCTCCACATCTTCTGGACCTCCATACGAGAACACAATGTCATCTAAAGTACTCGCGTCAATTGTCGCAATTTCTTTATCTGTATCAGCTTTGATTGCGGTAGCATTAGCAGAAAAAATTCCTACTAATTCATTCGTTGCTCCAGTACCGACTAAAATTTGTCGAGTAATCTTTCTACGCAAAGACTTATTAATATTATCTTTCACTAAGTTTGCATATCTTGCAGAAGGTAGCTTTTCAACTTCTTCTGTAATTTCTTCATAAGCAGTTATTTTTGATTTCTTAATATCCGCATAATCTGTTTTAGTTTCAACATCTGAATAATCTGTACCCTCTGCCGTTGAACCACCTTCACCATGAGAAATTTCATATGGCTGTTGATATGATTCTCCGCCGATTAGTGGTGTATGTTTTACACCATCAATTAACGTTGAGACTTGATTAAAAGTAGCATTAATTGTTGAAGAAGTATGTTTTGGTAGAACTAAATCACCTGATGAAACAGTAATAGCACGTTTCTCAAGTAAAGCTTTACCATCCTCTTCATTTCGCTTTTCAATATCGTTTTCGATTGAACGTTTTTCATCCTCATTATCATTGAAAGTGGTAATTGTACGTTGTTCCCCACTTCCATCATTGATTTCTTTTGCTTCACTCATTAATCTTTGACGTTTCTCTAAAGCTTCTACTTGCTCATTGATGTCTCGTAATTCCGTTTCTAGATCACCTAGTTCTTTGTCATCAAAAGAGCGCTTTTCATCAGCTAATTGTGCTGAAATTTCCTTTTTACGTGCTAATAATTTTTCAATTTTTTCTTTCATACTTGTACCTCGCCTTTTTAAATTAATGTTTGTAAATATAATCGTTTGCGCTTTTCCGAGCGCTTTCTGTCTTCTACATGCTCTTTATATGGATCAAACCCCCTAGCACTCACTGCACTATCTGGATAAGCAGGAAAAGCAACGGCAGACACTTCTATTAATTTCGCTTTTGTAACAGTACGTAATGGGACATCATCTTCAAACTCTTCGTATTCGTCCAAAATTTTTTGGAAACCAAACGAAACACCATCAATATCACCACGTTTTATAGATTTGTAAGTATCATCACCTAATGTTGTGTCAGGCAATTCCAACTCAAAACGCAAACCGATATTATCCTCTTCAAGAATTAAAGTGTTATTTTTAGTTCGTCCAAGCACTTTCGATGTATCATGCGAAAATAAAAAACGTTGGTCATCATTGACTAACGTTTCAGTAAATGCACCTTTTTTAAATTGTTCTCTGAATTTACTCCAATACCCCATTACATGCGATTTCTTTTCCCACATGACTGCATATCCAATCAAAAACCTTTTACCTTCTTCTGTCTCACGGATTTCAATTTGCTTTGTCGTCAGTTCCCTTTTTTCCGTTTTGTTGTTCATTATCCTCACCTCCTTTAATTACATTGCCATCTTTAACTGCTGCTGTATCTAAACGGCGAATGTATTCATCTCCATTAGGTGCAGGAGGAAGATTCAAAATTGTTCTCCACTCATTCGGAGATAGCGCTCCACGGTCTACCATTTCAGATAACTTTAATTTTGTTCCCATGCTTGCATACTGTAATGATGATGCCTCAAAAACTATTTCATGACCTTTTCTTTGATCTTGCCTAGTGAATAATTTAGCTGTCAGCTCTGCTGCTAATTGCATTGCAATCGGCTCAATTTTCGCTTCATAAAATGCATTCCATTCATCTTCGTTATACAGTGATTGGACAATCTTTTGATTTGTATTAAAAAACGAATACACTCGTTGAATTGTATTCGTTGCTTGCTTATCATCAGGCACAAAGGCTTCATTTTTCACTTGTTCTACATCATATCTTGCATCTGTAGCCGCTGCCCCTCCATGCTTTCCATCTATTGATAGATATGTTTCATTAAATTTTGTAACTGCTTCCTCAATATCTTTGTCTTTTAGAACCTGTTTAAATTTAAGTAACCATTTTATAATAGCGCTGTTCTTGATTGCTTTAACAATCCCTTGATCTGATGTATTTACGATTTCCATTAGACTCAGCAACGCTTCCGCTGGATGTTCACCAAAGAAGTCATCATTATTAAAATCTTTTCTCAAATGTATAATATCATCATAGGGAATTGTCATTATCTTTCCATTGGAGAAGTAGAATTTTAAATAGATGTCCCCCGCAACCCCTTCTTTAACTTCAACTGATGCAGCAGGTAACGGATATATTTCCGTAGGAGTTAGTTCATCTCGTACAATGTAAGCAAATGCGTTGTGATTCAATTCTAATTGAGTAGCCATTTTTTCTTGAAATAATTGCATACTCATCAATTGGTTAGGGCGTTTCAATAAAAAAGCGACATTCTCATCAGGATTAATTTTTATTCCTCTAGAATTCCGCTGAATGTGTTTACCCACCAACTTTCCCACCGCTGTAACTTGGGGACGAATTGCTGCTCGAATAATATCAGACTTATATAAGTTACCATTCCAACTATAAAAGTCCCCTCCGCTACCATTAATTAATTCCATTCGCTCTGTGGTAGGCTGATTTCTAGCCTTTTTGCCAAAAATCTTTTCAAATAAGCCCATTTATTAAATTTCACCTCGCTTAAATCATATTTACATACTCAGCCATCTTTTCTTCTAACACTACATATGCATTTAATAACGCTGCTGTACCATCAATTCGTTTTCGTTGATTTGCTCCCTTGTGAGGCTGTATATTACCGTTCTTGTCCATTTCTACAGTTGTATTAGATAAACACCATTTGTCTATTGGATTATTGTTATAAATTATTTTTTCTTTTTTCAAATCTGCTCCTAAATTATGCATTGGACCAGACAATGTTTTCTTACCTTGAGCAACAGAAATCATTGCTTCTGAACCGAAATATCCTTTCATTTCATCAACCCAATACTCAGCGGACCAACCATCATATCCAATCCATGGTATAAACAAACCATACTCTTCTCTAACTTCTAAGAACCATTCAGTCACATATTTAGGATGCACTTTGTTTCCTGATGTAGTTCTTAACAATCCACGCTCATGCCACAAGTCATATGGAATTTTATCTTCGGTAGCGCGCTGTTCTAATAAGTCCTCTGGAAGCCAATACATAGACAAAACATAGATTTTCTCATCGTTTGGTAACATAAAAATAACTTTCGCTGCCGTTAAATCTGTTGTTTTCGATAAGTCCGTACCACCGATACCATAATTCGGTTGTAGTTCTCGAATATCAAATTGCTCTGTATTATTAAGTTCTTCAAAAGAAAGCCAAGTTTCTGTACCTGTTTCACGTATATTAAAATCTTTAGTAAGTAAATTTTTCACAAGCATTGCATTTGCTTTCGCCTTATTTACTTTTGTACGTACTTGGTCAATTTTCTTTATTGTTCCTAATCCCGGATTTGCTTTTGCCCAACAAGATTCCTCTGTCCATTCCTCGCGCTGATCCAATTCATAAATAATTGGCAAGAACCGCTCGTCTTTGTAACCATCTTCGTCATCCAAACCATTTAAAAGCATTTCCGCTTCTTCATATTTCATATCGTATACAGCTTCTCGTACTGTTCCTGCTGTTGTAATCATTAAAATCAACGGCTGCTCTCGTGAGGACGTACCATCTACGATTACATCGTATAAATTTTTATCCTTCCACGCATGAACTTCATCCAAAGATGCACCATGAACATTTAATCCGTCAAGTGTGTCCGAATCGGACCCTAGTGGTTTAAATGTAGAATCATTAGAATCGGCAACTAATTCTTTCACTAATGTTTTAATTCGTTTGGAAAGGGATGGTGATTTCCTTACCATCCTCTTAGCCTCTAACCAAACTATTTTAGCCTGTTGCTCTTTTGTAGCCACTGCATAAACTTCGCTACCACCCTCTCCATCTGCAATCTGTAAATATAAACAAATTGCGGAGGACAATGTAGACTTTCCGTTTTTACGAGCAACAACCAAAAATATTTCTTGATGTTTCCTTGTACCATCAATCTTATGAACAAAACCAAAAATAGCCGCTACAAATGCTTTTTGCCACAATTCTAGTTCAACTGGACTTCCTGCCCATTTGCCTTTGGAATGCTTACAGTAATTTTCTACAAATTCAATGGCATGATTTGCCCGCTTTGGTCTATATTCATATTCGTTATCAGGATTATAGATAATATCTTCAACTAGATGTTGGTAGATACGTTCAACTTTTTTTGATACCACAACTTTCTTTGAAGTTATTTGTTCGTAGTATTCAACGATAGGATTATAGTTTATTGGATAAACGACTCTTCGATTTGCAACTTTAGCCATCTGCATCACGTTCATTTACAAACTCATCAAAACCATCACTGTCCTCTCCATCACCATCTTCACCTTCATTCTTTTTAGGAAGCAAAGACATTAATTTATCAAAAGCTGTCGTGTATCTATTTATCATGGCATTGTAAGATTTTTGAGCTGGATTTTCGACAATCATTTGTTGCGAACCATTTTTGAAAAGATATGTAGGTCCCTTTGTTTTTATAGAGTCCTCTAATATTTCTAGAGTGATAGTCATGAAAGAAATTCGTTGTATCAAGCCTTTTGCTAACTCTCTTTTTTCCTCTGAAATACTGGACATAATCGACTCTAAACGCTTGACCTCAATATCAATTAACTCTTCTTGTTTTTTCTTGCTTAACTTAGCCATCTTCATACCCCCCCTCATGTGAAAAATGCCTTGTGTATTTTTTGAACATGGGCATACGGTCTTCCGTAATTTTGATTTTTCTATGGAAATAGGGGGGCTATCGTTGTACCAGATCACCATTTTCATCAAACTTTACATCATCTCTTAAAGGGTTGTGCTTTTGAAATGTCTTGACATTATGGCATTCAACACATAGATACTGTAAGTTTCTATGATTTAAAGTGATGTTAGGATCATGTATATTCTCAGGAGTAATTTCTTTTATATGGTCCACAATGTAACCTAACTCTCGATGACAACGTTCGCACATCTTATCGTATATAGTCGCAATATAAGAAGCCCTACACCCCTTCCATGCTTTGCTGTTATAAAATGATTTAGCGTATGGTTTCGCCACACTTATCACCTCTCTAACCAAATAAAAAGCCACACCTTATAAGGCGTGACTCTTGTAGCGTTGACGTTCCAGCAAACGTCTATTATGTTGTTGTATAAGGTGGAAGACTTATGTTGTAAAGTAAATCCAATTACTCTACATTTACACTATATAATATTTAAAACACATAAAAAAGGGCATGTTTTTGACATCTCACTACAGTTGAATACGCAATCCATCTATACCAAATATTAATACCGAAAGTGCGTATACCGCTTCTTTTAAATCTCTTCTAACTGTACGATCATTTATCTCATGAAGTTCTGCTATTTCTCCATATGTTTTCTTGTCTTCATCAATAAAGTAGTAAATTAACGTATGATATTTACGTAACGCTTCTTTTCCTTTTCGCTCACAATCAGTTTTATAAAACTCAAGCATCTTATCAATAAAGTTCATCATATTCAGTGTTCTTGCACTACTTTGAGTAAGAGACTCTACAGACAGATACTCTCCACTATATTCTAAGAATGGATCTTCTTCTGCTTCCACTTTATTAGTTTCTTTTAGTTCTTCACAACGATTTTTTAAATTATGGTAATTTCTTAATAACAATCGTGTGTTAAAAATCCGTCTATCTTCTTTGACACCTGCAATTTCATCGAGCATTTTTAAGGCTTTACGCTTTGACTCTTTATCCAGCCTATCTCCTTCATCAACATTAATAAGCAATATTGTATTTTGAATTTCTTTTATTTTTTCTCTTGTTACTGTGTTCATTTGCTTTCACTCCTTATGAACAATATCCTCAATAATTATAAATATGCACTTTTGTAATTGGTCCACTATCAAATAATAATATGGCTATTAAGACGCCTGTCATAATAAAAGCTAATGCCATAACCTTTCTTGGAGGTGTATAAATTTTAAATAACACTAACAACCCAATAATAATCCAATACATAATAAATAGAATCTGACCTAAAACTTGTAATGTATGCATTGTTACCCTCCTTCCTTTTTACTTTTCAAATGTTCTCAGTAGTGTTCAACAGATTAATTGTAATTGCCCTGTTGATTTTGAAACAAAATCTGTACCGTAATCCTCGTTCAAAATAACTTCAAATATCGCCTCTAACTCTTGTACAACTATGCTGTTTCCTGCCAATGCGTATAATGTAGCGCTACGACAGTTTTCTTTTTGCGGAAATTCTTTTAGCATTAAATCAAAATCCTCATCATCAAACCCCATCAATCTCCACCACTCTCGCTCTGTTGGGTATCTATAACGACCATCAGCCATTTTAAACACACCAGCACTAGGGCAACGATCAGGACGCTCTGTAATGGTATTGCAGACATCAGTAATTGTTTTTACATATCGGAATTTTGTTTTATTACGCTCAATTTCCTCAGAACTTGCTAAATCCTCTAATCTTCTTAACATTGATGGAGCATTAACCACATATTTTTCAATGTTCTCTATCTCGTTATCATGTTGTTTGAAATCACTCATTGACCTTAAAGGTTTCTTTTTAACCTTATTAAAATCGAATGCTTTATTTCCTAAAATACTTATACAAAACACTCGCTCTCTCGTCTGGGGAATACCTCTATCCATTGCATTTGATACCTGATAAGAATTTGTATAACCTAATGATTCCATGTCACGCAAATACTCATTGAATATTGGTCGTTTCTTCTTAAACAAAGCACCTCGAACATTTTCCCAAATAACAACTCTAGGTCGCCATTCCCCCATTTCGCGAATGATCCTAATCGTTTCAAGCATTAATTTCGAACGCCCTTTATCATCATTTAAGTTTGCTGCGCTATTATCTTGGCAAGGTGATCCATGTACTAAAATATCAGGTTTTAAGTTCCAGCCTCTAATATCTTGCGGAGTGTACCTGAATGGATTCATAGCGTTATATGCCTTTACTCTATTATCTTTCCACTCCACATAATCAATTGTTTTAACTTTTATCCTTAGGTTTTTTAATGCCTTTATATCTGCACCAATACCACCAAAAAGTGATAATAATTTAATCACCGCACCACTTCCTTTAAAAACATATTTTACTCAAAATGTACAGTAACTTAACCTTCAATAATGATGATTAAATTTAGTCGATTGTTAGCCTATTGCCCTTCACTCCAAATATCACACGAATAAAATACTACAAATGGAGGTGAAAAAATGGATAACTGTAGTAACTGTAATAAACGTTCCTGCTTATGCGGAAGCCAAATAGGACCATTCACAGCAGTCGATCTCTGTGGAATTACTGGCGGTATTCCTCCTGTAATACCAACAGCATGTAGTGGTCTATGCGAATACGGATATATATATAATCTAGGTCCTGAAACTGTCGCTGTAGAAGCAGATATTATTTTTGATTCAACAGGTATAGTGACACCGGGAATTACGCATGCTCCTGGAACCTCTCAAATTTTTGTTACTAGACCAGGAATCTACGAGGTTACTTTCATCGTATCAGGTGTTGAACCTAACCAATTCACACTATTTTTAAATGGTGCACCGGTGACGCAGGCAGTCTATGGTTCAGGAGCCGGTACTCAACAAAACACGGGTCAGGTAATAATTTCTATACCATCCGGCGGTTTTCTTACTCTTAGAAATCATTCCTCCGCTGCAGCAGTAATCCTTCAAACTTTGGCAGGAGGCACACAAACAAACATAAATGCTTCTATTATCCTTAAAATGTTAAGTCCAATTGTCTAGAGATATAAAGACTCTCTTTGTTTTATAACTACAAAAATAGATTTCGTTGTTAGGAGTGATTAACCTTTTTGCAGGAATTACTCCTTTTTTCTTTTAATATTTATACTCGCTTCCTTTATTGAACAATATCTTTCTGACACGAACGAATTGATTGTTATTTCTTTGGTGCTTTCCCTTCATCCAACTCACCATATTTAACCTTCAAATCCAAGTCAAAATGGCTACAAATTTCTTTAATTCCCTCAGCAATATAATATTGTTTATTCACAGCCGTCTTTTGTTCATTTGCTTTTTCAAGACAAGTGCATAAAGTTTCGATAAATTCGTGATTCTTGTGTAAAACGTCTTCTTTTGCCCGAACTAACTCATCGTATTTATCCGCATTCTTCTTGATAGTTTGGAAACTTTCGTAGTTAATTGTGACTGTAGCGTCTTTCATCTGTCACCCTCCCTCCTGCGCTTTTTCTTTCAACTAACTACATTTATCAGTTGCTTATCGAGAGAATCCATATATTTATTTATTTCATTAAGATTCATTTTGTCTCAATTGCATGGACTTACACCTAATACAAACTCAGTAATGGCTACTCACTGTCTTGCAGTTCCACTTGTCTTAGTGTCAGGAAAAACTTCGCAATGCGGAGTATCTAAGTCTTCCTTTTTTACCCAATGTTTTTTCATTTTTCTTCTCCTCACCAAACCCTTTGATAGTCCCTAAATAGCTCTACATAAGTCATTTTCATTTTCTGTTGCAGAGCATCTGTACAATCCTCATAAATGATGTAGCCGTCCAAATCTTCGTACCATACATGTATTAGCCTTTCACTAGTTTCATGCTCAAATAGACTGTTAATTACCTTTCTAACTTCTACACGTTCTCCTCTAATATTTACAACAGGACAAAGCATGGCGTTTCCTCCTGATTTCATCTTTTAAAAATTCCTGTAGAGTTAATAGCGTTACTAATAACTGCCAACCGTTTTTCTAAAGGTAGAGCCAACCACCATTTTTTAAATTTCAATGTCTATACCTCACTTTGTCGTTAGATTTCGTCATAACAAAGGGCAATTCATCAATCGAGGAAATATTGATTGACCTTAATTGTTCCGAGGTCTTTAGTGCATCTTTTATACAACCTCTATAAAGACTGCTTCCAGCAAACCATTGATCTCTTGAAATTGTTTTGTTGCACTCTTCATGGAGATGGAATGATTTATGCTGTTCATCTTCCTTGGCTGAAACATAAACAACGCTTTTACCTTTCTCGATTTCTTCTAAGCAGCCAAAACATTCATGTGCCTTTCGTGTTATGACCATCTTTTTATTCCTTATCTCTAGCATTATTTGCCCTCCCCGTCAGATCGTGACTTCTTAGATTCCATTTGTTTTTTATTACGGTTCGAAAATGATTTAGGTAATCCGTACTTCTGGCGCACTTCTTCACGACTCATTTGATGTTCAACACGGCAATGGGCTTTTGTTATGACAATACCGAAATGTTTACACCCCTCTACAGGGCATTTGATGTATTCACCATGTTTAGCATTCCAATAAGTTTCAGTCATTACAAAGCACCCCCTACCGCTTCTAAGTAATGAACGGTATATATGCCTGATTTAATTCGGACGCAATGATCTCGGAAAAATTGGAGTGGAATAGATTTAGCACCGCCATTGCTTTGACCGATCCATGCAGCTTCTAACTGTTCAAATTTGAGATAATAGATTTCAGGTTCGTTTTTGTTCTTTATCCAAAAGCATATAAGTAAAAATGCTTTCGCTCCTTTGTAATTCCATGAATGCAGAAATTTATATTGTTCGTCAGTCAAATTTTTCAAAGGGAATCTTTCTTGTTTTGTTTCCTTTGCATCAAAAATAATGGCTTGTCCCTTATAGATACCGCTATAATCTACCCACGTTGCTTTTTCCAACTTTGCATCTACCTGATTTCCGTTTACCTCCAAGATGGATAACGGAGGAGGTATTTTACGAACATCCGCAAAATTGTTGTTTCGATATTGATTATTTGTCATATCAATCAAATTTTCGAAAAGCTTTCCTCTGTTAGCATGACTTTGTGAATAATTTCGTTTACGTGTTCTCATTTTCTTTCAGCCCCTTTAGTTTTTAGGCAACCCACTCTAATTCCTGTGCATCGAAAATTATGGACTCGTCACCAATTCCCACCAGCACCGATTGACCATCAACTTTCTGGACAACGCCCTTTTTACCAATCACATGACTAAAATAATATTTGCGATATTCATAGATTTCAGGATTGTCTTTCACTTCTTTAACTTTCACCGTCTCATGCACTCTAAAAAATGCACGAGACGATTGTGAAAAATCATCAAATAGACTTAACTGGCGTAAACTAATGTCCAACCGTTTCCCCTCCTTATCAATTGTTTCTATCTAATTTTTTTAATGCTCATGATGACGTAATCTTTTGGTATGTCATTTTCTCCACCCTCTTGCAGATAAATAATCCTTACCTCAACAAACCGACCTGTGTATAAAATCGTTTCAGGATCAAATTCATTTATTTTTAACTTGTCGCCCACTCTAAAGCTTTGATTGTTATAGCCACACATGAAGGTTTTTAGCCCTTTTACTATTGCATCGAACTGTTCAGGATAACTATCTAATTCATGCGTCATCGGTTTTTCTTTTTGCTCCGTCTCTATGACTTCTATCCGCTTCTCCACAGCAACAGACGGTGTTATTGATTTACCTTCTTTGTAGTCTTGAACAATTTCTTGTTGCTGTTCTTCTGGCAACCTAGACGCTTCATAAGCCGTGGTGATATTTATGTCTTCCTTGCTAAATGCCTCTTTTAGTTCAGGAGTTAGCTTTTTATTAATACTGTCCATACGAGCAACTTGTGTAGGTGACACATTCATAAGCTCTGCAATAATGTCTCTTTTGCGCCCAGTGAAGTGAGCACCACTTTTCTTTAAATCCGTTAATAGTTCCTTTAGTCGAGCAGATTGATATGTTTTCTCGTAATCTGTTAATTCACGCGCTGTAGAATTTGCCATAATTAATTGCAATTCAGCTTGTATGTCATCAACTGATTTTTGAATTTTGCATGGAATACGATTAAATTGTTCGTTACCTTCTTTCAAAAGCTCATTTATTGCTTTTAAACGTCTATGACCACTTAGAACCTCATAACCATTTTCAACCTCACGCACCACTAAATTTTGTTGTAATCCTGTCAATTCAATACTTGCTTTAAGCTCTGCAATATCATTTACTACGTACTTATTCATTTTGGATGGGATCAGTTTTTCAATAGGAATGTGGTCTATTTTAAAAACAACACTTTGCTTCTTTGATTCCGTGTTCATTAATTGAGTTAAATTGAATTTTGACATTTCCTAGCTCCTCTCTAAAAAATGTGTCCGAATCTATCACAATCCCAAATATTCATTTACCAATGCTATATAGTCCACACAAGCAGTTGACCGTTTCGCATATACTAGCAGCGGTTTTCCAGTGAACGTCATTTCATCAACCTTTACAGTCTTTCTAATACGCGTATTGAACATTGGAAAACCTTGCTGTTCTAGCAATTCCGCTCCTTGTTGATTCACGTTGTTACGTTGATACATTGTGACAAAACACCCTGCAAATCGAATATCGCTATTAAACTCGCTTACATAGTCGATCTGCTCTAAAATCTGCTCTAATCCATCGAAACTAAATTGATCTATTTTGATTGGTATGAGTACATCATCAGAAGCTACCAATGCATTAACCACTGACATATTTAGATCAGGTGCATTGTCGATAATCACATAGTCGTAACGTTCTTTCACTTGCTCTAACTTTTTACGTAGTCTCGTTTGCTGTGGTAGTGATACGTCCATCAATATTTCTTTATTTGCCCGTAACAAATTCATGTTAGCTGTGATAATATCTAGCCCCTCATAACCTGTTTTTCGAATGACACTATCCACATCTAATCCCCTTACTGTTAATAACTCTGATAATCCATCACTCTCAGGATCATACAAACCAAAGAACTTTGATGTGTTACCTTGTTTGTCGTTATCAATGAGTAATACACGCTTCTCATGCTTAACCACCAATGTATATGCGATATTAATAGCTGAAACGGTTTTAGCTACTCCGCCTTTAAGATTTATGATGCTGATCGTCTTCATCGTCATTTATAATTCTCCTTTTGCTTTTGCGATTTTTTGGCTTGTCTATCCGCTTCATATACACGTTTATATATGCTCCACTTACATAATCAGAAAATGACACATCCATTTTTTTAAATTGATAATTCTTATACATTTTTTCAAAGACTTCATGCGCTCCAACTTCTTCTGTTGCAATTTTAGTAGCTCGTCTACGTGTTAATTTAGTGTCTGATACTGTCACTTTGGGCTGCTTTAAATTGCGACTAGGCGTATAGCCTTTTGCTGTCTTCGAACCCTTCTCCTTAACTAAGTAAGCTCCTAAACCTGTAAATCCAAAATCATCCGCTTTCAAACGCTTTGAGTTAGCTCGCCCTCTATTCCATAGTTCTTCCGCTATCTCTCTGTCTGGAAAGTTTGTTACCATGTGATGATGCGCTCTTATCTTTTCGCCATTTCTTGTATGTTCAGTTGTGTAAATATATTTCAGCTCAAAATCTTCATACTGTTTTTGTTTCTTTAGCCAACGCTTCATTCTTTTTATCAGATTTGTCATATCTCTTTTTGCTTGCTCATAATCTTCTGGTACATAGTTATCCGTGTATGTGTACGTCAGGTATAAATCGTGGTACTCACGAAAATTCGTATTGATTAGTCTCGCTACATGCTTTTGCCTATTTTTTTCATTTAACTTTTCTTGTGCCTTACTGCTATTTTTATCTCTCTTTACACGTTTGTTTTGAGGTATCTTCCAATATGGGTAAGCCTCTACCTCTAAAACATCACCACTCCATATGCTTTTCACTCGATACCCTGCAATAGCTTTATCTAGCAAACTATCTTCATGTATTTTTGTAAGTTCTGATTGAACAAACGCTTCTTCATATGCTGCTAGGACATGCTTCACCTTATGCTGTTTATTCTTCATGGCTACTCTCTCCCAATGTATTAATAATCTAGTTTCCTTTGTAATTTTAGGTTGTGGTCGTAAATCTAATATCCATTACAAGGACGCTAATTGACTGTTTGCCACGAAGGTTGCTATACTAGCAATAAGGTGTTTGGCAATAGTCAAATAAAGCCGTACCCTTCATAAGTACGGCAAAGGTTTTTAGGTTACTAACTATGTCCAGTAGTTAGTGATTGAAATCAGGAAATTTACAGGTTTTACATGCTGTTTAATCGCTCCAACGATTAAGCAGTTTTTTTATGCCTTTAATTAGGTTTTGCATCGTAGTTCACCACTGTAACCTTCTCAAGTTCGAACTGACTAGCAATCTCGGATAATTTGTTTCTTCTATAAGCCTTAACTTGAATTTCCAATCTATTAATGTAATCAGCTCGTTTTGACAAAGCATCAATTAGCTCTATCGCTAAATCAAAATCTCCATTTTTAAAGTGGTGATTAATCACTGTTATTAAATCCTTACGGCAAGCCTTCTCTTTCGAAAGTTCTATTTCCAGACCTCTAAGCCCACCACTTGAAATAACTTTTTTATTCAAAAAATCCACAAACACAAGATTTTGCAACGATTGTTCGTATGCATTTTGTAATTGTTCTAACATCCGAATTCTCCTTTCTTTATAGAGTGAATTCACTTGCCCTCATAACCAAAAATCAAACTATAATTTTCATCAATAAAGTTTGCCATCTGTATTGCATGAAATGACCAATGTTCTCCTATTCCTTTTGGGTAATAAACAAATCCTCCATTTTCTGTATCCAATATCTCTCTAAACTTGGAAGGAAAAAGCACATTATCTTTAATCCAGTTGCGCTTTTTCTTAATCCGTTGTTCTAAATCCGTCATTGTCCAACAAATACCGCTTAAACTCTCATATTTAAGTTCTTCTAGTTCCACTTTCTTAACCATCACATAACCTTCTGGAACTGGAATTGTTAAGTTGACTTGAAGTTGTTGCAAATCGTCTTCACCTCTCTTTCTTTTTGATTAACGTTACCACCGTCTCATCAGCTATTAGTTATGACTATACCTTCATCAGCTCGTTTCACAGCTCACTGCTATTTGGTATAATTAACCTAGAAAGCGAGGTGAATTATCCATGACAGAAATAGCTAATTTATTGAGTGATGTTAACGATAATGATCGTTCTGTTTTTATCTTAGCTCTTAAGGAATTTCCTAAAGCTGCTAAACAATATACACAAACTCCATCCGCTGCATCTTTAAATAAAAAGATGGCTAAATCAGCGATAAATAAAATTGAAGTGAGAGCCAGACGTTTTTCAGCAGATGAAATCCGAGTGTTAAACATCGCTTTGATCTTACTTGAAGATAAAATCAATACAGCCGAAGCAAATGGTTTTTCTGATAAAATGAATAACCAGATACGTACAACTATCGATAAGTTCCTCCCTGCTCTTGACAATTTTGTGAGTAGCTTACTCGATTAATCACACTGTTAGGAAACTGGATATTCACCAATCGGCAAATTCTTTCTATCTCCTTCGCATTCTTTGTCTTAGGAGATTTTTGTTTTTCTCCCACCTCTTTCACCTCGCTTTTATGCAATTTTTAACGTTGCTACCGTCTCATCAGCTATAAGGGCTTATATACCGTCATTGGCTCGGTTTCACAGAGCATCATTTAATGTTGAGTTATGAAATCTCAAAACCGCACTTTAAGTGCGATTTATTTGTAAATTTTTTTATAGGTACTCTCAATACATCAATGTCATAATTCAAAACATATGCAAGAGCAAACATACTTACTGGTTTAACATCTACTTCCCCATTTTCCCAAGAAATTAAAGTACGTTTACCGATACCCAACTTCTCAGCTAATGCCTCTTGTGAGAAACCTCTTTCAACTCTAGCAGCCTTGATAGATAAAGTTTGCACCACACTTTCACCTCACTCCAATATTTTCTTGAATTAAATATACCGCCCTTAAAGTGCGGTGTCAACACTTAAAGTGCAGAAATAGCAATTTTCTATATTGCAGAAACTGCACTTTAAGAGTAATATGAATTACAAGGAGGTGATAAAATTGCCAAAAAGAGAAATAACAGCTACCGAACAAAGACAGATAGTTGCTAGAAATTTAACTAGTCTCTTAGAAAAAACCAATAAAAAGAAGATTGATGTTTTCAAGGATTTAGAAAAATACGGAGTTTCAGAGACTACTGTTTACAGTTGGTTTAATGGGAAGAAGTACCCCAGGATAGATAAAATACAATTGTTAGCAGATTATTTCGGAGTTTTAAAGTCTGATATTACTGAAGACAAAACTATCTCATCTGGAGAAGGAAACAATATTTATACTTTTAATAGTTTAAGGGAATATCCCTACATCCCTACTACAGTGTCCGCTGGATTACCAATTAACATTGATGGTTTAGATGATTTCGACACAATCTCTATACCAGATGAATTGCTTGGAAAATATGCTGGGGATGAGGAAATATTCTTTATGAAGGTTAATGGGGATTCAATGAATAAAATTATTCCTCATAAGTCACTCATTGGAGTTAAACCTGTCAAAATTCAAGAATTAAAAAGCAAAGATATTGTTGTTTATAGTGAGTGCTTCGATTATTCAGTAAAGAGATTCTATCAAGATGGCAATAAGTTAATATTTAGACCAGAATCATATGATAATTTATTCACAGACAAAATAACAACCATTGAAAATGATGAGTTAAGAATACACGGGAAAGTAGTTACTTATATTGTTAATTTAGATTGATACTTAACGTTAAGCATTAAAAGTAAGAGCAGGCTCATCCGCCGTGCTCTTTTCTTACATTAGCGAAAGGAGAAAATCATGGCTAGTTTCACGAAACGGGGAAAAACTTGGCAGTATACAGTCAGCCGTACAATCAATGGTGAATCAAAACCTATACGCAAAGGTGGTTTTAAAACGAAGAAAGAAGCGCAAGTCGCTGCTGCTGAAATAGAATCTAAATTAAACAAAGGGCTTAATCCTGTAATTAAATTAGTGCCTATTGATGAATATTTTGAGCAATGGGTATCAATTTACAAATCCAATACTGCACCACCTACAAAAGTTCATTATAAAAACACATTGAAAGTAATCAAAAAGAACTTTTCTAAAACCCCTATGCAACATATTAAAAAGAGTGATTACCAATCTTTTCTTAACGAGTACGGAAAAACAAAATCCAAGGAAACCGTAAAAAAGATCAATGCTCACATTAGAGCCTGTGTCCGTGAAGCTGTCGATGAGGGTATAATCTCTTCTGATTTTACTCGTAATGCAACAATTTCAGGTCAAGACTCCAAAAAGAGTGATGAAAAGCATATTAACTATACAGAAAGTAAGCTATTGTCCAGTTATCTAATTGAATCAATAAAAGAAGATAATAGACCTGTATACTATATTATTTTATTAGCTTTGAAATCAGGGATGCGCTTTGCCGAAATAATCGCACTCACTAGAAAAGATTTTAATTTCAAAGATAATACCATCAACATTAACAAGACATGGGGATATACAAGTTCTTATGATGAAGGTAAGAAAAAGACCAAAACTGAAAGTTCAAACCGCATAATTAAAATGGACAAGGTAACGATGAGTCTGTTTAATCATTTTTTTGAAGTGATTCCTGAAAATATTCATAAGTTGGTGTTTTATAATCCCGCTTCTAAATACAAAGTTTTCAGCAATACAGGTGTTAATAAAGCATTAAAAAAAGTACTTCGTGACTTAAAGATAGAAGAAATTTCAATTCATGGTTTACGCCATTCTCACGCTAGTATTTTATTCTACAAAGGAATTTCAGTTCAGTATATTTCCGAAAGACTTGGACATGCAGATGTAGATACAACAATTAGAATTTACACACATCTCATCAAAGAGCTTCGTGAGGAAGATGAAAATAATACTGTAAATATTCTAGCCGCTTTATAA